CCGGCGAATGGCAATTTGATCATTGCACGTTCAACCCAGAAAAATGTGTTATCGGCGTTACCATCTGGTAAGAATCGCAGTACGGATTCATCGCCTTCTTTTAAATTCCAGAATGCATAAATGGAATTGTCTCCACCTGTTCTGTTATTGTCTGATCCTTTATTTTCGGATGCCTTAAGTTTTGCTCTAATTTCTGCTAATGTAGCCATAGTATTTCTCCTGTAATATGCCTATGTTTTTTGCCTTTCGGCTAGTTTGCCTTATTTCTCTTTAAGATCTACTTAAAGAAAAAGCGCATACAAGTAATTGTACACGCTTTTATTTATCATTGCAAGACTTATCTTGCCTAAATATGATTATCGTCTTGCCAATTCAACAATACGTGCTAAAGTTTGATCTTCTCCGTAAGCAACACTTTCTGCGCTCATTTGGTTAAAGTTCATACCATCTGGGTTTACTACACCGGCTTGTCCTGCACCGGCCGCTTTCATAGCAGTTGGGCTTGCAGGTTTTGCTGGCTTAGCTGCCTGTGATCCTTTAGCTTGCACAGCATATGGTTTACCTTTCCAAGTAAACTGTTTCAATCCTTGAGCTTGTGCTGTTTGGAATGCTTTACCAAATGGCATACTGTCAAAATTAGTTGTTGCCGCTGGTGCCGCGCCACTGTTATCAGCTTGTGCCGCAACTGCCGCGTCTACACCGGTTGCATCATCTGGCTGACCACTTGCTTTAACAGCATCAGCTACTGGTGTTCCTGCTGGTGCCGCAGGGGCCGCACCTTTATTTGGAGCACGTTGTAAAATAATTGTATCAGTTGGATCTGCTCCGCCTAACCATTTTTGGTCCTCTGGACTTAACTTTGCCCAGGCCGCTGCCTTAGCAGGATCTTTACCTTCCCAAGGATTAGCACTACCACTTGCTGTTGCGCCAGCAGGTGCAGCCGCCGGTGCTCCGCTAGTTACTGGTATGCCAGCACCGCTAGTTACTGGAGTGCCATCACCTGACACTACTGCGGCTTCACTAATAATGTCAATGTAATGACGTAGACCTTTAAAATTGTTATTCATAATTATTTCCCAAAGTTAATTTTTTGCATGATTTGTTTCATCATGTCTGCAGGGTTCATTTGCCCGCCTGGGAATTGAACGTTCTGATTAGGTACCTGGCCTTGCATTTTATTAAACACTCCGCCAATTTTCTTTTGCATTCTTTGACCAATATCGTCTGGATTGTTAAAATCAATTTCGCCATCATCAGTGTCGTCATCACCAAATTTAGGCATTCTAAATTTCATTTGTGGTGCAGTAGGTGATGCAGATTGTCCGTTAGGATTGTTTTGCATTTGTCCTAACTGCTGTTGCATCTGTTGCATCATTGAACCAAAATCAGGCATTTCACCGCCTTCATCAACTTCATGATCGTGCGGTGCTGGAGTTTTAACACCAGCTAGTCGCAATACATTATGTTGCTCGTCGCCGCTTGGATCTTTGTGATCAATAAACTTAAGAACTTTCATTAAGTCTTCTTCACTAGCATTACCAAACTGCCCATCTTCAAAACCTTTCTTAACTTTGATTTTAACACGCATACCACCTAAAGGGAAGTTGCCTTCATCTTTATTATAGAATCCGCTGACAAACTTTAACATATCCTCTAAGCCATTGCCTTCTTGCTCGTAACCAACATCTTGTGGTTCCATACCGCATTCAGCAATAATTTCAGCAATAGTCTTAGTGCCATGACCAAAATCTAATTGTGTCTCTAATGTTGCGCCTGCTTTAGATGCTTTACGTAATGCATTTAAAATGCTTTCTGCTATTGGGGCCGGAGCAGCCTCTGGTGGCATTTCTGCCGGTGCGCCTGGAGCAGCCACTGCCTCTGGAGGTGCTGCCATTGCTGATGCATCTGGAGCAGGTGCAGGCGGAGCTTCTGGAGCAGGTGCTGGCGGCGGAGGAACTGGAGCTTCTTCTTCGCCACCTTCTGACGTATCACCACCAAAATGTAATTGTGTAGCAACACTAGGATCTGCTAGTGTTACATATTGTTGAATCAATGGGCGAACATCTAAGTCTGGATCAATGTCACGCAAGCTATCTAAAAATTCTGGGTCATCAATTAGACCCTTTAAACTTTCAATAGCATTAACACCTTCAGGGCCGCCCTTTAATTCTTTATCCATGATCTTATTCAATTGATCAATAGCGGCATTTTGTGCATCTTTGTTAGGACTAAAGATTTCATCTCTATCTTCACGGATAAGATCATCCATGAAAGACTCAAATTGATCTTCTGGGTGTTTAAAATTTGGCCTATCGTTTGCATCGTGATCAAGGTGCGCTTTGCTGTGTCTTGAGCCCTGAGACTTAGCTATTGCATATCCCAATTCAGGGCCTTCACCGTTGTCGTAATCTGTTTTCTCATGACGGGTAACACCGTCTTTATATGATACCTTGCCGCCTTTATGAGTAGTAAAGTTTCCTTCTTTTTCACCTAGGATGTCATCTGCGCCAATTTCTAATACTGGCAACTCTGATTCATCAACAAATTTAGCAATGAATGGGAATACTGATTTTAATTCTTCATTAAATGTACGAATTGTCAAACGATCAATAAGGTCATTAACAATTTCTTCTGGAAGCATTTGTTCTTCTTGTGCTTCAAATGATTCTGCAAATGCTTGATAGTATGCAGGACGCTGTAATTGTTGTACTGTCTTTTTAATTTCTTCAATGCGTTCCATAACACGACTTGTTACGTTGCTCATTGCTTCTGATAATTGTTCTTGACGATTAACATAACCTTTAAACTTACGTAGGCTTGCTAGTTCTTCGGATAAACTACAAATATGTTTACCAATAGCATCATATGGATTGCCGCCTGCCTTGATGTGTTCTGCTAATGCACGAGCACCGTTTAAATGTTTAAATGGATAACGGAAACGTTCTCCTACGGCATTTTCAATGTAAATGTTTTCAATGTGCATTGTTCTGCCTGCTGGTAGCTCTAAGTTAATAGGCTGGCTATGTTTAACTACTAAACGAGCTTCGCCTAAATCTTGGTAGCTCATACGGGCATTGCCGTACATCTTGTTTTCCATAATTGGAGCTTGTGCCATAACTGGTTCTTCCTTGCGTTTCGCCTGAAACTGATAATCTCTTTTGTCCATATTGCTTTTACCGATGTTTTGCACATCAAAGTTAAGCAGTCTATCTTTAGCAAATTGTCTAAAGCTACGGATGAATTTATAAGCGCCGTGATGAGTAGTTTCATCGTCATCGTTTACAAGATCTCCACTAACTTGCACAACCACACCGTCTTCAGCATCAAGAGTAATAGCGATAGTTCCTAGTGGTTCCCCACCTTCTTCATACTCAAATTCAAAGAATCGAGCATGTGGAATATCTTCCTTTTTACTTAAAACAGTGGCGTTTTCATCACCAATTTTAATGTTCTGAAAACGGGTTTGTATCTTACCGTACAGGTCTTTAGCAATTTTGTCTAAATTAGAGTTCATGTTATATTTATCATAGGTTGCTGGAAACAAATATAGGCAACGGTGCTTCCCAATCGTCGTCTAGGGCAGATTCGATGCTTAGTTTCTCAAAAATTGCCGGATCCCATTCTGCTAAAATAACGGTCATGCGTACAATTAGTAGTAGCGCACTAACAAGGTCGTCATGTTGCCCGTCTTTAGCTTTAAAAGTAACACCCGAGGCAATAAACGTTTTAAGCTCGCTAATTAATGATTTACTATTAATTGTCATTTTATTTTCTTCAATAAAATACTTTAAACGACTACAAGCTGATATTTTATTACCATGTGTTGTGTTAAATCCTTTACGGAATTTACGAACATGCCCTTTACGTACAGGCTCGCTTAAAAATAATCCCGGAAATGTTTCTTCACCTAAGTTAGCAATTACCACTAACGCGGCTTCGCCTAACGTGTTGTTTTCTACACTCCAGTAAATGCTATTATTATAATCCTCACCAATTTCATCTTGGATATATCTAATTACATCGCGAAGCAGTTTTACTTGATCTTGTACAATAGTCAAATTGTGTTGCCATTCTGCACATTGTATCATACTAGGCAACTCAAATACTTGAATACCTGCATAGTCGCCACCAGTACCTAAACTAGGATCTAATCCTACTAGATAGGTGCTGCCAGGAGTTGGTTTTTTATACCAACGAATTTGCCCCATTCTAAAGCTAGGCTCTTTACCTAACATATCAGTAAGTTTAAGAGCACTAATCAATGTTTCATCATAGATCAAGAATTCGCAACCATATTCACGACGGAAGCGTTCTTCACCGATACGTCCTAATTCAACTTTTTTCCAGTTGTCATCACGATCAGGATGTTCCCACCACTCACTACGATATCCATGAAAACCGTTGCGACCTAAATCGTCAGTACGTTCATTACCAAACTCATCAAATGCGTCCTGGCTTTCTTTCCAGATAATTGCAAATGTATCTTCATCTGAGTTAGGTGTAGATGTAATAATTGCCTTACCACCAGTTGCTAGTGTTGGCGATATAGATGTCCAAAACTCTTCTGCAATATTTGGTTGTACAAATGCAAACTCATCACAGTATAATAAGGATATTGACATACCGCGACCAGTGTTGCCAGTTGTAGTTGCTGATACAATACGAGATCCATTTTCAAACTCCATTGAACCTTTGTT